ACCCAGGATCGACTTTTACTTGCAAGTCGCCTGCACCTGTTCTTTCGGCATCCTCAGTCACAACATACTGCTGGTCATGCCCGGCAATTGTAAGTATATCGCCAACCTTCAGATCCGCATCTCCACCAGTAGTCGTGGTCAATGTGGTCAGCCCCTCGGCATGTGCGGTCGCTGTTTTAATGGCAAAACTTGTTGCCACGGTCCCGGCAGCATGATCCTTCACGTTCTGGTCAAGGTGCCAGTCAAATCCAAGTTTCCGAACAATCTGCCCCTCATTGATTCCACGTGCATCCCCAGTCCATGCAACGTCCTGAAACGCACGCAGCCCGAGGGCGTTTGCCTCAACGTCTGGGTTGAAAACAAAACGTCTATCAGTCATGGGGGCAAGATAGTTGTTCAGGTGCTTTCGCGCTGAGGTCGCCACGGTCACGTCTGTCGCAAAAGGAGTGGTGCCGGCAGCCCCAACGGCGGTATAAATGCCGGTGTAAAGGCTAAATAGATATTGATCCACGTCATTTGCCAAAGCCTTGACGGCTTCAGCGGCCTGCATGGGGATGGTCCCGTCCATGACTTCCATCATTTCTTTGTCAGTCATAAAAAATGGGGCTTCCTTCCACTGGTCCAGGTTGAGCGTAACCATACCTGGAGTAATGCCGTCATCGTCAGGGTCCGCATAGCCAGGAGTTACAGGTACGGCTGAAATGGATGCGGGGATAGGAATATCAACTGAGCTTCCCCTGCTTGCAGCCTGTGCACTGTAATCAGCATTCACAAGCCGGGGCATAACAGCGTTTTCACGCAGGGTGACAAGACCCTGGGCCAAAAGCTGTGGGATAACATTTGTCAAAGTATTTGTATTCGGCATAATTCACCTCTTTATTGATTGACAACCTTCACCTTTCCAGAGGCTATGTCGTCAATGTTTGCCTGAAATGCTTTTACATCCCGGGCATTAATTGTTTTAGTTCCAGGTGGCGTGCGTGATGTTCCACTTGGCGGTGCCCCGCCACCGAATGCGTCTGACCCCTTCAGGATACTGTCCTTGTAGGGATACTGATTTACCAAGGCGCTAAGGGCTTCGTCAAAGTCGGCCAGCTCTCCCGGCCTGTCCTGAGAATATACTTTGTTACCGTGCTGGTCATAGGCGACCACTTGACCATCTTCGATCTTGAAATTCTGCCCAAATCGGGCCTCAACCAGATCATGGGGAATCGCCATTTTTTCACCGATGAACTTTGACCGGGCAAACCTGCCGCCGATCAGCTCCTTGGTCAGGACACTGTCTTTTTCCTGCACAGTGTTCTGAAGCTCATCAATTTTTGATTGCATCGCCTTTGTCACTTCGGCTTTGACCTTTTCCACCTCGCCAGCGTCAATCAGTTTCTTCTGGTCAAGGTTTTTCATAGTTTCAATGGCCTTCAGCGCCTCGGTAGGGTCTTCTATGCCATCGAATTTCTTTACCTGTTTTTCCAGCTTTGACCGGGCATCGCGCTCCTTATTCAAAGCAGTCGTCAAGCCGTTGATCTCTTCGTGGGTCTTGAACCCGCCCTCAACATTCAGCCTGTACTTGCCGTCTTTCTCTACGTACAGGCCGGCGATAGTTTCGTCAAGCCCGTCAAGGCTGTCCAGCATCGGTTTCAACATATCTCATGTCCTCTCTTTGGCATCACGCCTGGTTAAAATGTGGCTTCTCGCCGTAAAATAAAAAAGGCCCACGAACAGAACGGATCTGCTCATGGGCCTTGGGTTGTGCGCTTTTCTCAGCGGAACTTGCAGCTTTTATTTTGTTTTTATCATTTGCTTATTTGAATGTCAAGGGTTCTTCCGTGCATATATTCGTTTTCGATATGCCGCCTCTGTTCATTTCGATACTGATGGTTATCTTCCCGGTCCACTTGGTCGCAAGTAGGTTTGCTAACTTTGATGATATAACTTTTATTAATTTGTCGAGGTTCATATATACCTTTACAATTCATCCAGCCGATACAGCCGCCCGGTATTCGGGTCAACCAGATCCTTAAACTTCACCTTGCCAGACTGGATCAGCTCAAGGCGTTTAGGGCCAACCACGTTTTTCTGGAACTGCTCTCCCCTGGATTCAAACCAGCTTGCATATTCTCCTTGGTGTGTGCCCCATGAAACGATATTGCGCCCACCTTCGCCAATGGGAATATCCGGCCTTTCTGTCCAGGGCCGGGCTACTTCTTCGAGTTCATCGATGTCTATGCCAAGCTCACGGTATGACACTGTTATTGGCACAGGTACGCACCTACAATTTGGGTGAAGAGGTATCGGTGGACCTTCACCCAGATTGTACCGGTTCCCGTCATTGCATGCACACCTGATGCACGTACCAGATCCAGTCTGAAGATTGCTATTCTCCAACACGCTTGACCATCGCCATTTTTTCACGATGTCAGAGTTAGCAGCCATAACAGCTTTTTGGGCCTCACAATTAGCGGTCTGAACAAACGTACGCGCCAGTGTAACAGCCTCTTTCCGGGTGAAACCTTTCATGTGATCCATGATGTTATCCACAAGCCCACGGTATCCCTTGCCCTGCAACACCCCGGCTCCCAGATCCTCAAGTATCCCCTGTCGAACGGTTGCATCAAAAGCTTTATCAACCCACTGTGTCAACGTCGCACCTCCGAGCGGTGTCGTCTGGAAGAATGATTGAAACTGCTCCGGCGACAAGGCCACATTATTGAACCCCTGGACCTTGCCGCCCAAGCTCATTGTCTGGCTGTGATACTTGGCCGACTCTGCCCCGGCTTGTCCTGCAAGACTGGATATTTCCCCGGATACCTGTTCTCTGATTCCCAGGGTTAAAGCGTCAATTTCCTTGATCAACTCCTGTCGTCTTAACTGCTCCCATCGTTTGAGTCTTTGGTTTGGGTTCAAAAGTATTTGTTCAGCGGCTTTTTCAGTGGATCGCATGGCGGTGCGCAAGGCGGAGATTTCCATCTTATCGAGATTGTACCGCCAGACCACTTGTCGCGCGGTATTATATAAATCCAAAAGCTCTGAAGGCGGTAAACCTGAAGCCATTTGTTAGCCATCCAGGTTTACGTTAAAATATTCGCACAATCCATCTATTGTTTTCTTACCAACGCCGGGCATTTTGTTTTCTCCACTTGCCATCTTTCCAAGCAGCTTTTTTATTTCATTGATGTCCTTGTCACTCAATGAATCACTGCAACCAATGCCGCTTTTGTGTACTCCATAACCCATTTTTTGAATAACGCCAATCTCGCGGGAACAAAGATGTGTGTGCCAGGCGTTCCCACTTTTTTTAATAGCCCTCCCGATTGTAATCATTCTTCTGGCACGGCACTTGTTGACACCATATCGTTCTGCTAATTTACTAAATTTTATTTTTCCCTTACTCCACGCCTCATATGCTTCGACGCATCTTGCCTCTTCCCCCTTGCTTCTCCTTGTCTTTCTTGCCATTTTTGCCCCCAAAAAGGTTAATAATTGATCTTAACCATTATATCATATATACTGTTCTGATGAAGCCATTGCTTAACCCTCGCGTCTTTCTTCAACCTTTACATACTCAGTTTTCGGTTCATACGGAAACACAACGGGTGTTTTCGAGTCGCCAGATGTAAAAGCGCAGCCGTCAGGCTCAATAAACACTTTGCCTTCAATATCATAGGCTTTACCTGTTTCGTCTTTAAAAACACGCCCACATCTAATATTTTGCCATAAGTTTTCTGATACTTCTTGCCATTCCCAATCTTCGCCAGTCAATGGCGCAAGAGGCTCAAACCGGGCCAGCTTATTGAAAGCATTGATACAATATCCTGCACTGAAACCAGAATGTCCTTGTCTTGAAAACACACCAAGTAGCTCAATCAGGTTTTCTTGTATCCATTTGTCGGGACCGTCTTCTTGTTCTTGATGAAGAGGTATGTACCCAAGTGCTCGAAATTCTCTTTCTGCGTGTTTAATAAAATTTCCCATTTTGCCCTCACTCAAAGCTAAGAATTGATATTTTGCAACACAAATGATATCCTATGCTGATGAAGCCATTGCTTAAATACGTCCTCGAAAGATCAAATACTGAATTTCCATTTCAACCTACTGGCCAGCCGGTGCTGGTGCTGGAGTACCTGGCACGGCTGGGAACTGATCCGCAAGCCCCGTCAATGCTCCTGCCGGTCCCCCAAACCTGGAATCATCCTCGATCTTCGCCTTCACATCCTGCCAGTCCCAGTTTTCGCCAATTAACCCACGACGCTTTAACTCTTGATGTACTTGTTCCCGGGACAAAACTCCCGCCTCTATAGCCTTCAACATCATGGCAGGCTCCAAGCCAAATGCCGGGTTGAATTCCGTGTTTATGTCTATTCTCGGCTCCTGGCCATCTTCCAAGCCCATCCACATGCCGGCAAACCTGAAGGCGTTGTCAAGCGCGTCCTTGCATCCAAGGGCCCAGTCTTTCAGGAGGCTGGTTGATTCAGTGGTTTCCTGCTGGGACTGATACGCAGTCTTGCTTCCGGAATTATAATTAGGCTGGAGCGTCACAAGTCCATACAATGCCATCTTTTCTTCCAGTGTGATCAATTCATCCTTGCCTTTATCGACGGCTTCTGGATTGACTGATACGCTCTTTAGGTCGGCTCCGCTGTCAACCGCATGGATCAGCCTGCCGGGTCCGAACTCAATGGTACCATCGGAGTCGGTCAGGAGTTTCCCGAACCACGGTGGCCGGCGAACAAATGACATAAGACTGACCTGGTCACAAGTGGACTGCCAGTGCCGCTTGTTGAGCTGTGCTAGGTCTTCCAGGGCCGGCGCCGCGGCATTGCCTATCGGTTCACCAGGTCTAAAAAAGGCAACCGGGATCTCATCAAGGCTGGTTTCGCCTTCTGAGTGGAGATACACATTATCTTTTTCGTCCTTTCGGTAAATATGCCATGATCCCCTGCGCAACACCCGGACCTGCTCAATTTCGGTGTCGTCGTTGTCAAAATCGCCCTGCTGGTCAGTGACTGTTTCAAATATCCTAATAAGATCAAGTATCCGTTTGCCGTTTTCATATACAAACCTGACACCCAGGATATTGGCCTGGTGGATCAAGACAAAGAACGGTCGCCAGCCCTTTTCGGCGTCGATTGCCGCCGTCTTAGCCCTCCATATCTCGGTTTCTTCGTCCCAAAATTCAAGCCTGCCGTTCTCTGTTCTTGTCTGGACCTGCGGGAAGTCCACCAGAACGGCAGCCAGGCCATCGTCAACCCCGGCTTCAAAGAACGTCTGCGCCCAGGTTCTCAGGTTGTCGCCTTGCTGGTCAACATCCTCCTCCATGGCTTCAAATTCTGCCTTGTTGGGTGAGTCTTCGCCGATCTTTACGGGTTCCGAAAACACCAGCCCCGTGAGGTAGTTCCGGGTCCGCTTGTACCCGTTGAACAAATACCCCCCTCTTAACCGGATCTGGTAGTCGTCCGCATGTTCCGCACTTTGTTTCGGCAGGTACGTCTCCCCGGCTGCGATCATGGCAGGTGTGCCGCCTAACAGATCCCTGACCAGCTCCCCGCGGTCTGTGGCTTCTTGAAAGTTGCCGCTTCGTTCGAATACTTTTTGCATTAGTTGGCCCTTACTCGGTGGATGGTTGACTGCGGTTTTATCACCGGCATTTCGTATGACACGAAATAAGATAGGGCGTCATTCATGTGGTCGTGCCCGCCTGTTTTATCCGGTTCACCGTTTGATCCATATGCCTGCTGCTCAAGACAGTTTGCGATTGTGGGACAGGTTTTTGCGTTGACCCTGATTTGCATAGTTTCAAATGCCTTGTTTGTCGCAAGCACCCGGTCCTTGACAGCCGGATTCTTTGACCTGGCCCGGACACTGAATTTTGCTTGCTGTAAAAGTGCAATGTCAGAACTTGATGCGTCAACCGACTTCCTGCTGCCCCCAGATGCGTCAGGGTAAATGATTATCTTGTGCCCCTCGTCCTGGTATCGCTCTTTGATCAAGGTTATCATGTCCGGTGTGTCAAAAACATCTTTTAACTCGGCAACAAAATGGTATCCGTCGGACCTCTGAACGGCAATGGCAGCGGCCATGTGTTGGACGTTGAAATCAAGACCGATAAAAAGATTTTCCTTTTCCTGGATTGTCTCTTTGCTATCGTGGACCTTCCGGTCATAGTTGCGGTAAACAGTCCCGCTTGTCAGGTTGACAAACCGACCGTGGAGATATGCGTCTATCAGCTCTGCTGGATATGCCTCGATTAGCGATGATATGTAGTCATCAGGCAGGTTGGACTCGTTGTCATACGTACTGGCCTGGATCAATCCATAGTTGTCCCTTAGCTCCGGCTTTTCGTTCAGCGCCTGAACAAAGGTTTGATACGCAAACTTGAACCCCTCCGGCGTCGTGGTCACGTCAACTCCGTTTTTCACCCCCGGTTGTTTTCTGCGCATCCTGGCGATGATCTTGCGCCATGCGTGGGTAGCCTTGTCGGTCGATAACAGGTCGATCTCATCAATCATGCCGTGGCCGATGGAAAAACCGATGATGTTTTGAGGCTTGTCCATGGACCTGCAAATGACTGTCCCCCGATATGCCTTTCCAGTGTAGAAATGGACCTCTTTGTTGCCCTCTTTGATGTCAACAGATAGCCCCAGGTCAAAAACAGCCTCTTCGATGGTAGGAAAGTAAATGTCCCTTATATGTCCGTAGGTCGGCGCAAAATACCCTTGATTGACCCCAGGATGTTCCAGAAAGTGGATGCCCGCTGAAAGGCAGCCCACCCATGTCTTTCCGGTTCCGAATCCAGCACAAAATAATCTATATTTTTGCTCCATCGCAAGAAACCGGCCCTGCGGTAGATTAGCGCTTGCTACCATCTTTGACCTCGATTACCACTTTGACCGGCTGTGCCTGTTCTTCAGGCGGCTCTGCATCAGATGGTTTTTCGATATACCCGCGCTTTTTGCCCTGGCACTTCAGGTAAAAAATGATTGCTCCCAGGTTCTCTTCCTTAATCTGCTTGATAAGTGAATGCTCTGTCAAATCAAGATATTGCTCGTGAATGGAATCTTGAACCTGCTGAAGATAAGGTGATGCGTCAATTCTCTTTCTGACGTTTTGGTGTGTGCAGTTCAATTTTTTGGCTGCGTATGAAACAAAGCCACCTGTCGCCCGGAGTGCAGTTTCGATCTGGGATATAGTCAAATATCCCCGGCCTTTTTGCTTTTTCCTCCCGGATCTTTTTTTAGGTGCAACTTTTTTCTCTTTAGCCATTGATTACCATGCCTTAGAACGGGATATCACTCTGAGATCTTGACGATCTCGTTGGTGTCGATCTTCGCCTTGTTGAGGCTGGTGAAGGTCCGAAGTTTGCTTCCCAATCTGCTTTTGTGAACTTTGATGTCCCGTCATACCCTTTGGCTGCGTTGTGTTTTGCCCATTTTTCCGACCCAGATGCCATAACGTCTCTCCTCCCACGGATTTGTTGATCGTCTTGTATTTTTCAATGATTTCATGGTGCCAATCGTAGTTGAATTCATACAGGTCCGCATCAGCTTCAATGACAATCTGCTCCACATTACCGGATGTTCTCAGGTTTGCTGACCCGTGAATAATTATCTCTCGCCCGCATTCTGTTTTGATAAGGCAAACTTTGGTGTGAACCCTGGCGACTGCAAGTTGAAATTTATTATCAATGTCCAGCTCGTGATACATGTAAGGAACAATCTGTCTGCGCTCGTGGCTGAAAAAATAGTCTGAAACGATGATATTCAGATTTTGGAGATAGTCTTTTTCGATAAGGGTCCGCAGGCTGTCCACGTTATTTTGGGACAAGGAAAGTGTGGATATTGTCATCTCAAGAACGTTGTACTGGTTTTTAATGATCCATGCTTCCAGGAAATCTCCGAAAACAAATAGCCCGTCCAGAAAAACAAAATACCTGTCGTCTCGTTGGATATTGCCAATCTTTTGTGCAAGTTCCATGGCGTTGCGATATTTTACTTTTTTGTGTTTGATGTTCTTTTTGCCGGGGTTGATATATCGCTGTTGCTCGGTCTCAAACCCAAAATCGAGGTCGTCTATTGTGTCATCGATGCCCTCGAATTCGGCAATGTCTATGTCAAACAGATCGTCCATAGCATATTTCTCCTTTTGATCCATACCAAACCCCCGGCAATTTGTCAAGCCTTTGCCTTAGCATTTGGCTTCATTTATGCGTGGATTATTCTCATTCATCACCAGGTCACTTATTTTAACCTCTGTGTATTCTAACATTTTCCGC